TGAAAGGTCCTGGCGTTACTTTTACTTAAAATAAATAACGAGGAGGTGATAGAAATATGTATAACGTACATAAGACGAACGTTCGAGATGACAAGTTCCTTACGGGATTAGCAGTTCGTTATCAGAACAATGAATTTGTCGGAACTGAATTTATGCCCGAGTACAATGTCCAAAAGGAATCGGATAAATACCGAATCTTTAGAAAGGATGGGTTCTATAAAGGTGCTCCCAAGAAAGCTGATGGGGCAATCACGGAAGAAGCCACTCTCTCATACGATGAAGGAACGTATTCTACGTATGAAAGGGCAATAAAAGACATAGTTACCGATCGAGCCGTACAAAATGCAGATGCCCCTGTTCGTCCGAAAGTTGATGCCACTAATTTTCTTACAGAAAAAGTTTTACTTTCTGAAGAAATTGATATTTGGGCATTAGTTCTTGGAAGTTCAGGCTTAGGAACAGGAGCTTATCATAGTCAACTAACTGCTGTAACTGCATGGATTGAAGGCACTGATCCTGATATATTAGCTAATCTTTCTACCGCAATCGTAACAATTTCAAAGGCCATTGGGAAACGTCCCAACAAAATAGCTTTCACCACAGAAGTTTCTGAAGCTATTGTCCAAGATCCAGTAATTCGAGAAATTTTGAAGTACCATACAACTGAAATGATTACTGGAAATGCTCTTCCTGCGACCTTGAGAAACATGAGGATAACGATAGCAGATGCTCTATGGAATGCATCGGATGAAGGCCAAACTGCTTCTTATGAATATCTCATGAAGTATCATGTTCCCATTGCTTATGTTGAGCCTGGAAATAACCTAACTCTTGGAAGAACATTTGTCAGCAAAGGATTTAAGGTAGTCCGTTGGAGAGATGATGACCGAGAAGGTGAGTTTATTAAGGTCAATAAGGTATATGCTCCGCAGATTATGAGTGTTGATGCTGGCTTCATGTATGATAGAGTTGATACGGGTACGTCTGATGATGACTAATCTAGACAAAGCTTCTTAGGAAGTTCAGAAGATTACCTTTTGATTAAATTTGTATATAGATAGGAGAAAAAAATGGCGAGAAAACCTAGATATTTATGGGGAGTGACTAAGGTTAAAGTTCTTCAATTTGCTCCTTCGACTGGTCAGGGGGCTGCTGGAAAGAGAAAAGGGATGATATATTTTAATTCTGATAATACTTTTCGTTTCTGCGAAAATGGTACTAATTTCGAGATGATCCACGATGCTCTTTCCAGCAGTTCTAGTTCAAAAAGTTCAAGCAGTTCTAGTACGAGTAGTGCGTAATTTTAGAAATGAAGGCTACTAATCTAGACAAAGCTCTTTAAAGAGTTCGGAAGTATACCTTCTGGTTAAATTTGTATATAGAATAGGAGAAGAAAATGGCAAAAACGCCTAGATATTTGTGGGGAGTGACTAAGGCTGATTGTTTTCAATTTATTCCTTCAGAATCTCCCAGTCCTAAAGCAGGAAGGATGTATTTTGATGAAACTCAAAATTTATTTAAGTTTTGTGAAGATGGCATTCACTTCCAGTTTCTTCCAGATTTTCATAGTTCAAGTAGTTTAAGTTCTAGTTCAAAAAGTTCTAGTTCTTTAAGCTCAAGTAGTTCTAGTTCAAAAAGTTCTAGTTCTAGCTCTAGTAGTTCTAGTTCAAAAAGTTCTAGTTCAAAAAGTTTTAGTTCTAGCTCTAGTTCAAGAAGCTCAAGTTCTTCTTCAAGAAGCTCAAGTTCTAGTTCAAAAAGTTCAACAAGTAGTTCAAGCAGTTCTTCTGCTTAATTCATGATCTCAGAAAGGAGAGTAACATGAAAGTAATAGTCAAAAGAAACAATTTAACGTATAGGACTAGAGGGTATAATAAAGATAAGCCCTTTATTCCTAAAATCGGAGACGTCCTCGAACTTCCTCCAAGTATAGTAAAGATTGAAGTTAAGACAGGAAATGTCAGACTACCTTTGGAGGAAGAAGAAAGTAAGACTTCCATTAACGCAACAAAAAAGAAAAAGAAAAAAGTGAAAGATGGCTAGAATCTACTGTGACATAGACCAAGTTAAGAGAGTCCTTCGTACTGGAGGAACTCGTGAAGCAAAGGTGAGATTTTCGGATGCGTATCGAGATCTTAAACCTGATGAAGACAATGCTGGAAATGTTGCTTTAAGCGGTGTTGCCTTTAGTGATGCTTGGGCTGGTCACGAAGATTTTACTTTTGAATTTACGGATTCTACCTCTTTCGATGTCGTTGGCAATGTAGTCGGAGCATTAGGAAACGGAACAATTCAAGCAAGTTTCATTTCTGCAGACAGACTTACAGTCACTACAGATAAATGGAGTGGAGTAGCAGAAGCTGGAGATAAGTGGTACATTAGTTCCTGTTCTGACATAAGTGATGATGATGGTGATGAGTTCATTAGTGATAACTGCAAAAGAATAAATGCTCATCTAGAAAAAGTTTTTGGATCATTATCATCTATAGATTTTTATTCAGATTCTTCTGTCTCCATTCCAGATGCTGTGGAATTTGCTTGCATTAGATATACTGCCTACGATATATGGAATTCTATTTATTCAGGACAAATTCCTCCAGGAGAATCTTCTCCAGTAGAAATGTGGAAAAAGGCTGCTGATGATACTATGGGCAATTATACGTATGGTCATGGTTCTGGGCCTAGATGGAGATCAAGAGATTCTCTAGTAACTGAATTGGGAGTCAAGGGCGTTGGAGATGGTGTTATTGAAATTGATGAACTTTCAGATCCTGCTAATAAGGATTACTTAAGATAATGTTTGAACTAACTCTAGAATTAAAAGATCCAAGTGGAGTTCTTTCAAACCTTAATTCGCTATCTGATTTTGCGTTTCCTGAGGAAGTATGGTGGGGAACACAACAGAGATTAAACAAATACATGAAAGATAGGGTTGCGTCTATCAAAAGACGGAATGTCGCTAAGAGTACGTATCAATGGAGAAAAGCAAAGGCTGCTAGAGGCACTAGGGTCTCTACTCATTTAGGAGAAACAGCTCCTGTTCTATTTAGTAGTAAGGTTGGAATGAGAACAGGGACTCTTCTAAGGGACATATCAGAATCTCTTTCCCCAGGTGTCTATGAAGCAGTAAGCATTAATGAGCAAGGCATTGATAACGGACTTTATCTTTACATGATAAATGCAGAAGCTTTTGATAGAAAGTATCCTATACTGTTTGAACAATACTTAGTCAGAAGAGGAATAATAGAAGAGGGGCTTGCAGAAGTCGATGATTCTCAGGCTCAATCTTTATTAGAAACTTTATCAAATTCTGTAGGTAACTATTTAACTTCTTTATGGTATTCTAATGTCGGCTGAAGACTTCAGAGGAGAGGAAAATCTTTACAGAAATGCAGTTGAAAATTGCAAGGTTGTCTTGAAGAATTTTGCGAAAGATAAAAATAGAGAAATAAAAGCGTATTATACAGAAGATGTTGCCGAGCCAAGAACTCCTTGCTTTGTTATAATGGTCACTGGCTCTGATGATGAAATGAGAAGTGCTCAGAATATGAGTCAGATAAGATACACAATCGGCATAAGGATGGAAATTTGGTATTACCATGGAGACTTAACAGAACAAACAAAAAGAAATGAAATAACTTATGTTTTGTGGGAAGTGAATCAGTATATGAAAGTTAGGATGACTTTAAATGGCTTTGTCCCTAAACTTGGAATAGAAGTTCTAGGAGCTAGGTGGGTTCCTCAGCCAAGAGGAAATAGAGTTTTAGCAGGAGGAGTCATTTCCCTAAACGTAAGAAAATTATACACAGTAAGCATATAACAAGCAAAGATAAAAGTGAAATTTTAAATTAAAGGATAAACAAAAAATGCTTTGTGGGACTCATCATTCTGAAGAAACCAAGAAAAAAATAAGTGAATCAAAGAAAGGAGCAAAGCTTTCTGAAGATACGAAGAAGAAAATAGGAGAAGGAAATAGAGGAAAAGTTCTTTCCGAAGAAACAAAAAGAAAGATGAGTAAAGCTGCTGAAGGTCGCCATGCTTCCATAGAAGCAAG